AAGAAAGGCCATTCACGACATAGTTGAATATCTTGACATTGTGCGTGGAAGTGTTAGAATAGTATTCAAGGACGATGGTGATATAACTGTATACCCAACACCAAAAATAGAGTTATCCACAGATTCGCCACTTGCGGAAAAGGTAGAAACAGTGTATAATGTCGCTAGGATTATCAAAATCGACTAGCATTATATCCAAAGCATGTCGATCACATATGACGAATAAACCTAGAAAGGTTTTTTCGCCAACTGTGGTCGGCCTTTTTGTTTTTTATAGGTATGACCTTTGTTTCTGAAATATGGAAAAGGCTAAGAGGGGTCCTCCCTCTAAAGAACAAAATATGCCAGATGAAATCAAAACAGGAGACAATATCGATACAGGAACGGAACTGGTTGCTGATTTAGAGTTGTCTGCGAACAAAACAGGATCGGGCAGGGATGAGCAGGGAAGATGGGTTAAGGGAGTCAGCGGAAATCCAGCAGGAGCAAAACCACTTACGGAAGAAGAGATTGAAAAAAGAAAAATAAGAAAGGCAGTCATTGAAGAAATAAAAGAAGATTATAAATCCATATTAGCTGAAGCGTTGCCAGAAATAAGTCCAGCCCTAATTACAGAAGCTAAGACCGGTAACATACAAGCCATTAAAGAAATTCACGACCAGGTATTTGGAAAGGCTCAAGGAAGTGTAGACATAACAAGCAAGGGAAAAGAATTAAGTATGCTATTAGTGGAATTCATAAATGGAGACTCAAAAGACAATAGTGATGCAGATTCCAACGGAGTATCGGAGACTATTTGATAAAGACTGGAGAGAAGCAGCGGTTTACGGTGGAAGATACTCACTGAAATCACACACAGCTGCTAGATACATTTTGATAAGAGCGCGGCAAGGAAGGGTAAGGGTGGCCTGCTTTAGGGAATTCCAGAACTCAATCGCAGAAAGCTCGCATCAACTCCTTTCAGATTTAATAAAACAATACGAACTTAATGATTTTGAAATAACCAATAATGCAATAGTAAACAAGATTACTGGATCAGATTTCATATTCAAAGGACTCTACCAAAACGAACAAAGCGTGAAGTCAGTGGAGGGTATAGACATAGCATGGGTTGAAGAAGCGCAAACTGTTTCAAGGGAAAGCCTGGAGGTCCTAACTCCAACAGTCAGAAATCCTGGGTCACAGATTATTTATACATATAACCGGTTGCTCGAAGACGATCCAGTTCACCAAAGACTAGTCGTAGAAGGAAGACCGGATACTTTAATCATCAACGCCAATTACGACATAGCGATTAAATACAAGATGATCCCCGACGTGATTCTGAAAGAGATAGAAGATGACAAGACAAACAGACCAGCACTTTACAACCACAAATGGCTGGGACTTCCAAATAACCTGGAGTTAAAGATATACAGAGACTGGGTTTTTCTAGATGAAATACCACATGAAGCGAGGTTAGTGAGAAGGGGACTGGATTTCGGATACAGCGTCGATCCTTCTTGCCTGGTGGATATTTATGAATACAATGGAGGCTTCATATTAGATGAGCAGTTTTACCAGAAAGGGATGAGTAACAAAAGCATCGCTGGTTTCATTAAAAGCCTTCCACAGCCGCAGATTCAAGTAATCGCTGACAGTGCCGAACCTAAAAGTATAGACGAGATTTACAGTTTCGGGGTAAATATAACTCCCGCCATAAAGGGGCCAGGAAGTGTCTACCAAGGGATTCAATACGTCCAAGCTCAAAAGATAAGCCTCACAAAGCGGAGTGTAAACGGAAGAAAGTCTTATCTTAATTATATGTTCAAGACTGATAAAAACGGACGTGTCCTTAAAAACCCCGATGACACAAACCACGAATGGTCAAACTTCGCAGACGCAGTGAGATACGGATTCAGCGAATACAAACCGATTCCAATTAAACCTATCTTTAAACCAATAAAGCTTCAATCATACAAATGAAAATACATGATTTCGTAAAACAATACGATACGATGACAATCCAAGTAAGCCCCGGGGTGTCTTATAATCTTCGGGATGTCATCAATGAATCTTATCGGCTTTACAACGCACGGTTTGAAGGAAATGATATGGAATCTAGTGGATTCAGAAGAATTTTCTATCGAATGATTTGGGTTATCTTCAGAACGATCATTATGGCATCCGATATTGATCTAAAGGACTTAAACCTTCGTTCCCTAAACGGAAAAGGATTGAAGGTTCTTTTTATACTTAAAATGGCGGTTCATTCACACCTTAGCCGAACATATTTTGGAAAGTATGTAGACAAGGTAATGGCGGATATGGTCTGGTTTGGAACATCTTTGACAAAACGGGTAGATGGAAGCGTTGAGACAGTTGATTTAAGAAATTATACCACTGAATCAACAGTCAAAGACCCGCAAGCGAGAAGCCACGCGGAAATGTGCTTTTATTCTTGGGATCAAGTGCAAAGCCACAAGGAAGACTGGAAAAAAGTTTGGGATCAGATTGAAAACCAGTGGGAGAAGATGAAGAAAGAAAATGTCAGTCGGTTTAAGATAGTTGAGTTTTGGACATTTGATGTAGTGGACAGCAAAGAACATAAAGTCTGTAAGAAATATCTCGACACTGAAATGGACCAGGAAATGACCAACCCCAACGACTGGAATCCATATATTGAGCTGGAAACATTCATCACTCCCTACAAAAAGAAAAGAACATCAAAACGGATGATTACTAAACTAGGGGAATACGAGGAGATGTTTCCCTATGAGCAAGCTGGATTCTTCGAGGCTCCTGGAAGATGGTTGGACTTTGGATGCGCGGAACTCTTAACTGGATTACAAGAGCATTACAACGAATATACCAACGACAAACGCAAGAAGGATATTTTAGACCTCAAGGGAATATTCGTTCACAAATACTCAAACTCTAGCAACTCATTAACTCAAGATGTAATTGCTAACTTAGACACTCACGCTGTGATGCAGATGAGCCAAGACGAGGACTTCCAAAGGCTCGTAGTTGATACTAAGACGGCTGAGTATATAAACAACGTAGATAAACTTTACGAGCTGATGAGACTGATTCTCGGCGTAACAGCCCAAGGAACGGGTGAGGAGCTTCCGGCTTCTACCAGCGCGACACAAGCCTCCATCAACGCCCAAACATCGGCAACGACATACGATTTTGTCAGGGAGAGGCTGCATCATTTTCTCATCCAGCTTTTCCAGAATGGATATTTTGAAGACATCATAGACGAAATAACGGAAGAAGAGATAACGGCCATAGTCGGAGACCCGAAGCAACTTGAAGAGCTGGACAGTGTTTTGGTTGATACCGCGTTAAGAGGAAACTTCGAGCAGCAACTCGAAGGAGTGCAAAGTACTGACCAAGCTAATGCTTTAATCGACAACACGATGCAACAAAAACAGGAATTGATGGACGGATTAAAACAGCACGGAGATATGAGATTTCCAGAGATTAAAAAGGAAATACTAAAGGATATCGAATACTATACGGAGTTTTATGTGAACAACGAAACCTTCGATAAGAAAACAATGGTAGATATGTTGAACAGCATTAAGGCTGATCCTAACTCAACTAAGAACAAGGAAGCGGTAGAAGACCAACTCTTTGACCTTATGAATATGAATCCGCGACAATTTGACAAAACTCCCGAACAGAAAGCACAAGAAGCCGAAATACAACGACAACAGATGATGCAAGAGCAGGGAATGATGCAACCAGCTAATCCAATCAGTCAAGTGGCTACAGCTAATATGCTACCCCAATGAGACAAGTGAGATTCTCTCAGGAACAATTTAAAAAAGAACATAAAGAAAAAGAAGCCAAGAAAGCCGAATATGAAAGGCGTGCTAATTATTTCGAAAGGCTAAAGTCGGATAGGAATTTCCAAAAATACATTGTCGAGGAAATTATCAAAAGAAATATTGCTGAAATGACAGACCTCAAAGTATTAGAGAGAGAAATGGGAAAATTAAGCCGAGAGGATGTCGGAGAACTGGTGTTTATATCAACCAGGGCCGCTAATCGCTTGGAAAAAATATTTAGGGAAATTGAAGCTTAGACTCTGTTTGTTTATGATTCTACTAAGGAATCGCAGGCAGTGATAAACCTCAAAAGCATGACTGAAGACCAACCCGTCGAGGAGAATGTGCAAGCTACCCCTCCCGATGAACGCGAATCAGATCAAGCTTCGGAAGACCTTGAAAGTCTTTTTGAAGATGATTCGCAAAAAGACGAAGACGCACCCGTAACTCGCAAAGAACTCGAACGCCTTGAAAAAGGAATCCAGAAACTAGCGACCAATATGGGAAGGCAAAAGGTCGAAGAGACTAAGGGAGTAGCGAAGGAAGAGCCTCAATCAGTAATGAAGAGCCTTTACTTCAAAGCTAATCCTGAAGCTCAAGAAATCTGGGATGAAGTTACAAACGAAGCCACGAAGCTTGGAAGAGACCCGTTTGAACTCTATGAAGGCTCTGCCTATTTCAAGGGAGAAGCCAAAGCCAGAGCCGAAGCCAAAGCAGAAGAGGAGAAATCAAAAAGCAAAGTTAATAAACCATCTAGCGATGTTGATTTCTCTAAGAACATTGGCAGTATCAAAGAAGAAGATATTGACAAGTTGACCCCGAAACAAAAAATAGAGTGGGTCAAAGTACAAGCTAATAAAGAGAGAGATAGCACCGACTAGATTCAGTAAAAAATGGCTACGTATAATAACACAGAAACGAATTTCAATCCTGCACTTTGGGCAGATTTTATTCAAGAGAATCTGTATAACCAATCAGTCGGTATGAAAATCGCCAATGTGAAGTTGAAGAAGTATCTTGATAGTGGAACCGTCGTTCATGTTCCGATTCTAGGCCAGCTCACAATGACTGCCTATGTAAAAGGAACTGACGTGACAGTGCAAACTATCACGACTACTGATGAATATCTGATGGTTGATACCCAGTATGAATCATCTGTATATCTAGATGATATTTCCATCAAACAATCCAAATATGCCCTGCAAGAGGAAGTTATGAAAGAGCAAATGTATGCCATCAAGAACAAGCTTGATTCGCATATTCTTTCACAAACCATTCTTGCCGCTGACACTTTGGATGATGGAGATATGACAGGTGGTGGAGCGAATGGTGTTGCGATAACGCTGACAACGAGCAATGTTATTGAGGCGTTTGAAACAGCACGCGCGAAGCTTAGAGCGGCTAATGTTGAAGAGAATGGTGATTTCGTTGCGGTAGTTACGCCAGCAGTTGCCTCTATCATCTCTCAGAAAGCAGTTGGAGTGGGATTCAATCTCGCCGAATCTGCTTTCAAGAATGGATATGCCGGAGATTTTTGTGGATTCAAGATTTATATTTCTAACAATCTTGATGTCACCACAGGAACTCGAAAGCATCTCTATATCGGGAAGACTGGAATGATTAGTGCCGCCATTCAAATTGCGCCTACTATCCGAGCGGATAGAGACCCTCTGAAGTTCGGCACTATCGTTAAGGTGCTGTCTATTTGGGGAGTTAAAACCTTCTACAAAAGCAGACTGCAATTTTTGGATTTCCAAATTCATTAGAGTTAGAGAAAATTTAATAGTCTTTAGGGGAGGAGCAATTCTCCTCTCCAATAAAACTATGAAATTATTAGGAATCATCCCAAGAAGATCAGCCGTTACTGTATATCGGGTTATCCGGCCCCTTGAGAAGCTAGGCGGAAAGATAAGGTTTTCTTTGCTTAGAAAGAACGAAAGAATCAAGACCGAAAAGCTGGCGGAAAGACTAAAAAAGCAAGGAGATGTTTGGATAGTGAAATACATCGAAGACCTAAAGACTGCTAACCTGATTGTCTGGATGAAAGAGAAAGTCGGAGCGACCCTCGTAGTGGATATTGATGATAACGTCTGGCAAGTTCCGCACGGAAGTTCACAGCTTAAAAACCTTGAAGCTCACGCCAATCAGTGCATTATGACGCTAGAGATGATTAAAGCCGCGGACGCGCTAGTAGTATCCACCGAACCTCTCAAAGAAGCTCTGCAGCAGTTTTGCCCTAAAGTCGGAGTGCTTCCTAACCTAATAGAACCGAAAGACTGGAGTTTCAAGAGAAGGAAACACGACAAAGTAAGAATCGGCTGGATTTACTCTCATACCCATATTCCGGACATCAGAGAAGTTAAAGGAGCGTTGAACGCAATCAAGAAAAAATACAAAGATAAGGTTGAGATTATTATATTCGGATCAGATTTAAGAGTATTCGATGAAGACCCAATCCATTACTGGGGAGTGAAATTTAAAGACTATCCGAAGAAGTTGACGGAACTCTCGCTGGACATTTCAGTTTGTCCTCTTGCAGATAACGATTTCAATAAATGCAAGTCAAACATTAAGTGGCTGGAATCAACGCTAAGCGGTGCAGCAGTTGTGGCAAGCGACGTTTATCCTTACTCGAACTCAATCCTTCACGGGTATAGCGGATATATAGCGAAAACAGAAGGACAATGGGTGAAGCATCTAAGTTGGTTGGTAGAGAGTAAAGAACTAAGGGAAAAGTTAGTGGCTAACGCTCGAAGTGTAGTTTTAGCGGATTACGATATAAACAAGGATAAAAAGTGGGCGGAATTTTATGGAAGTCTCTAAGAAAATTTTAGTGACCGGAGGAACAGGATTTTTAGGAATGGCCTTAATCCCAAGGCTAGAGGGAAAAATAAGGGTGCTGGATAGGAATGAAGAAAAACTGGTAATGCTGAAAGAAAAATATAAGGATATCGAGATGGTCGTTGGTGATATTACAAACGAATGGGTAGTCAAGAAAGCGATGCAAGGGATAGATGAGGTTTACCATTTGGCCGCCGTAAAGCATATTGGACTGGCAGAAACGAACGTATATGAATGCGTGAATAGCAACGTTATCGGATCACTGAATATTCTAGCCGAATCACTAAACACTAAGCCCAGAATGATTATAGGGATTTCAACCGATAAGGCAGCTCAAGTAAGGGGGATATATGGAGCGACTAAGTTGATTATGGAGGGATTGTTCAGAGAAGCCGAATCAGCCAATCCTGATACAGAATACCGAATAGTTAGATATGGCAATGTTCTAGGGTCATCTGGAAGCGTCCTTCCAAAATGGAAAGAGGCAATCCAAAATAGAGAGCCGATTACAATCACTAACCCAGAATCAACAAGATTTTACTGGACAGTCGAACAAGCCATTGACCATATATTTGATTGCCTAAGTGAATCAACGGATTCAATTCCCTATATACCAAGAATGAAGTCAATCAGACTGGGAGATTTGGCGGAAGCAACCCTGAAAAAATACGGCAAAACTAAGGTTATCCAAACTCAGCTAGACGGATGCGATAACCTTCACGAGACTATGTGCGGGAAGATATTTTCAAACGAAGTAGAGAAGTTTTCGATAGATGAAATAACTGAATTGATATGAAATTCTACGGCTATGCAATTGACCCGACATGTAGAGACAAGAACGGAGGAACGCAAGTTATTCTGCATCACGGACACGCCCTAAAGTTTCTAGGGCACGAATGGGGAGGCTTACTGGACCTTAACACCCCAATCCCACCGGACGGAGATTATATAATATTCCAGTCTGAATGGTATCGGGCGATTAACAGGCATCTAGAACTCACGAAAGCCAAAAGTATCTGTTGGTTGGGGACGTTCCTTTCAAATATAATTTACGATATGCCGACAATCGCTGAGATGGGAGACAGATGTGATTACTTTATGACTCAATGGCAAGGAAAATGCTTTGCTTACGCCAGGGAGATGCTTCAAAGATACGGAAAAGACTTATACTACCTACCGCACGCTGCTTGCCACGAATGCGACACGGAAGGAGTAAGGATACCAGCTCCAACGACTATATTCATTGGACACCATTATCCGGAACGAGATGAGAACTGGCTGGACGGGGCGAAAGTCACAAAGCTAGAAGTTCCGCTAGAAGACGCTAAGAACTATTACAAGTCAGCTATTGTATGCCCAAACTGCCACGGAGATTTTCAACGCAATAAGAGAACGGAATTTTTTGAGGTAGAGGGCGAGATGATAAACGACAGAATATTTAAAATAATCGCGGCAGGAGGATTCGCAATTTCAGACAACACCCCGATGGTTAAAGAGTTTTTCACTGAAGACGAAGTTCCGTATTGCGAAACTAAAGAAGAATTCATAGAAAAGATAAACTATTTTGTGGCACACCCCGATGAGAGAAAACTCTATATGGAAAAAGCACAGGCAAGAGTTAAAAAGGATCATCTCTATTACAAGCACTGGGAAAAATATTTACCGATAATACTATGAAATTAAATATTGGCTCTGGTCCAGGGACAACCAAACAAGAAGGAGTTATCAGGGTGGATATAGTGCCAGAATGGGCTGATGTTTCATTCGATATTAGAAAAGGAGCGTGGCCATTAAAGGACGAAGATTTCGATGAGATAGAAATACACCATACGCTAGAGCATGTTCAGTTAAACGAAGATTTCCTACACGTGATGGAAGAGATGCAGAGAGTTCTTAAGAGCGGCGGAACGATAGACATTACCGTTCCTCACAAAGACAGCGAAATAGCCTATGACTGCTACGAGCACACCAGATTTTTCAATGAGAACTCGTTTATGAATTTCTATGAAAATCCCTATGCCAAAGAAATGGGATTACCGATATTTGAAAAGGTCATAACGGAAAAAAGACCGCACGGCAACGGAGTGGAAGTACATACAATTTTAAAGAAAATATGACAACAATTTCCGCATTAATAGTGGCTAAAAATGAGCAGGATTTTATTCAGAAGTGCATTGAAAGTATTCTGCCTTACGTTCAAGAAATAATATTCGTGGATAACGAATCTACCGACGCAACCAAGCAAATAGTCGAGAACCTTAAAAACAAGAAGATAAAAGTATTCACCTATCCGGCCACGGAGAACCAGGGAGAGTTGAGACAGTTCAGTCTTAATCAGGCCGCTTGTGATTGGATATGGCAAATAGACGCGGACGAGATTTACCCAAAGGACGCGTGCAAGGCCATTGTAGACGCTGTAAATGCCCCAGGACAGGCGATAAGCTTCCGAGTTGGTTACCGGCAGCTTTCTTGGAGACACGATCATCGTGAAATCGGAGACATACTGAAACATTTCCCTGATAGACTTTACCGAAGGGATGTGATTGACACATACAGCGGAGTTCTGCCAAATGATATGACGAAAGTTAAGCCAGAGTTTTATAATCACAGACCATATTTAGAATACGACAACCAAGCAGACGGAAGCTTCGAAAATTCAAAACAGCCTATTCTCCCTGTTTTTTACTATCATTTAGCCAGGACGAGGGGGTACAATTACGAGTTTAATAAATGGAAAAGATACAACAAGAACATCCATCCTGAATGGAACGACCAACAGATCACCGAGAACGCTAGAATGAACGGATGGGTATCGGGACAAATTCCGATTGAACCCTTTAAGTATCCGTTTCCAGTTTCAATCCCAAATCCTAAGGTTTCAGTTATAATCCCGAATCATAATTATGAGCAGTATGTCGGATTAGCCATTCAATCAGTTATGGAGCAGAGTTATCCGGCATTTGAAATAATTGTCGTGGATGACGGAAGCACGGACGGATCACGGGTAGAGATTGATAAATACGAAGTAAAGAAGATTTATACTCCTAATTTCGGAGTAGCCTGTGCCAGAAATGAAGGAGCAAAACAAGCGACAGGAGATTATCTTTTATTTCTAGACGCAGATGACGAACTAGACAGAAATTATTTAGCAAGAACTGTGCCGGAGATGAAGGGAGATATTCAGGTAGTTTACACAGATATGAGATTTATCGGGAATCAGAATGACTTTTGCGAGCAACCGGAGTTTTCCATAGAAGAAATGAGACGGTGGCAGGTAGTTCCTTCTGCTTGCGCCTTGGTAGATAAAAGAGCGTGGTGCTTGGTAGGAGGGTTTGACCACACGGAAATTTATGAAGACTGGGGCTTCTTCTTGCGGTTAGCAATCAACTGTTTCAATTTTTATCATGTTAAGGAGCCGTTGTTTAAATATCGCATTCACGGGAAGAGCAGAATAGATTACTTGGATTCAAGGATGATAGAGGGATTTGACCAGTTAAAGTTAAGATATGGGATTACGCGAGAACCGGATTTAAACCGAATGAACGAAGCAAAAGCAATATGGGAAAAAGAATAGCCTATGTCGTTGATACAGTTATAGTTTGTGGAGGAATGTTGGTAGCGTTTGAACACGTTAAAAGACTGCGGGAAAAAGGATACGACGCTTTCATTGTAGCGGATGGAGGAAACATACCGGAATATAATGTGCCTGTAAAACCAATGAGTGTCCTGAATGATTTTACAGATGAAGATATAATTGTTTCAGTTTGGCATCCGCAAGTAGAAAAGCTTACTAAGCTAAAAGGCAGGAAAATACAGTTATCTCAAGACTGCATAGAAGACTTCCCGCTTATCGGACATGACGTGATTGAGAACTGCCGGATCGCCCGGAGAAATCCAGCTTGGGAGATGATAGCGGTATCAGATTACGCAGGCAAGTGGACAGGGTGCGATTATACAGTAATCCCAAACGGTATTCACGAAAGGTTTTTTAAAAAATTGAACATTAAAAGAGATATAGATATTTTGATAGAAGGAAGCGACGATTTGAATAAAGGCATAACAGAAGCGTTTGAGATTGCCAGAACAATCCCAAACTTGAAAATAGGATGGATGGCAAGAGAAATACACGAAGGAGAGTTCGAAAGATTCACCAACCCATCAAGAGATATGATTCCGGAGATTTACCAGCGAAGCAAGATTTTAATCAAGTGTTCCAATACGGAAGGATTCGGACTGCCCCACCTGGAGGCGATGGCTAGCGGGACACTATTGCTTACTTACTATTCAGGAGGAAATACATTTTGCGAGAATATGAAGAATTGCTATGCCGGACAGAAAGAATACCTGAAAAGAATACTGGAAAAAGTGATAAAGGAAGGAATAGATAAAGACATCATCAAAAACGCATACGCAACTGCTCAAAATTATAAATGGGACAATAGCATAACAAAATTAATAAATTTCTATGATCGGAAGTAAAATAATTGAAAAAGCGTACAGGCTGACCAATCGCAATGCGACTACTTTTCTCGATGGAAACGCCACCAATATAGCGGCGGAACTTAACACAGCCTATGGACATAGAATTTTAGATATTCTTCGAGTGAGGGCAGACAACAACGCCACAATGCAAAACGCCACGACTGATTTGCTTTCAACAGTCGGGCTGGTAGCGGGAGACAGTGGATTTAATGGAGAATATGCTTTTCCATCTGACCTCTTGAAACCAGTGAGAGCTGAAATATCTTATGACGGACTTTCTTGGAACAAAGCGACTATCTATGACAATTCAATCAACCAGGGGAGTGAATACAATGATTCACAAGTCAATTCTGAATTTACAACCAGCCAGCCGATGATTGATTTCATGCGGAATTCTTATAAAATCCGTCCGCTAAAAACATCTGCTGGAGATATCACCAAAGGAATTTATATTGAATACGAAAAAAGACAGGTTGATTTCACAACATCAACTGAACCGTCGGAAATCGAAGCAAATCTTCAAGATATCTTAGCGTATGACCTTGCTGAACAAGAACTGCTGATGCACTCAAAAACTTATAATGCTAATTTCGTAACGATGTTCTACAACAAGAAACGAGAAGTTGAGGGATTGTTTATGGAATTTTACAAAAACGGACTTCCATCAAAGAAGAATATAACTGTTAAATATCAGTCTTATATATGAGTTATGCAAATATCTCAAAACCGCAGATTGATCAAAGTCCGATTATAAATGATCTGACAGAGGATATTGATGTTTGCATCGAAACAATAGACGGTTATTCAGCAGGAGACATTTATACTGCAGGGCAAAAGCCAACTGAACCAGGATACGAAACGATAGATAGCCTATTATGGAGCGAACATTACTACCCTTGGAAATCGACAAGTTTACCTTGGTCGAGAGAAGGGGCGGGAACAGTAAATTACACTAATATAGATAAACCAGTATGAGTTTAAATAAAGACTATACTCGAATAGAGGGGACTGATGCGATTAATACGATAGACAGCACCAACGACACCCAACTCACGGAAGTTGAGGCTGATATGACGACTATCGAAAGTCATTTAAATGACGTGACCACTAATCCCCACGCAGTTACTAAAACTCAAGTAGGGCTAGGAAGTTGTGAAAATACGGCAGACGCTGATAAGCCGGTTTCGACAGCTACTCAAACAGCGTTAAATTTAAAAGCAAATCTAGCTTCTCCGACACTAGTCACCCCGGTATTAGGAGTTGCAACCGCGACATCCGTGAATAAAGTCGCAATAACCGCACCGGCGACTTCTGCCACATTAACGATTGCTGATACTAAAACACTTACTGTTTCCAACGATGCTACAGTTTCAGGAACTAACACGGGAGATGACGATGACGAAACTATTACTATTACTGACAATACCACGAACGATGTTTCAGCTTCCGCACATGGTTGGTGTCCAAAACTTCCAGGTGGAACAGGCACATTTCTTCGCTCGGATGGTCAATACGCGGTGCCAGCTACGGGCGGCGGAAATGTAAATGGTCCAGCTTCTTCTGTAGATGAAAATATAGCTTTATTCGACGGGACATCGGGGACGCTAATCAAGGATAGCGGAGTGGCTTTGCCTTCGGGTGACATTGTAACAGAAGATGGGACACAAACACTCACGAACAAGACACTGACAACTCCAGTTATATCCGTTTGGGACGGGTGGAATTTGGTATCAGATAGCTGGACGTATGCGGCGACAGATGCGCCCACATTTACAATAACGGTTCCGGCGGGGGCAGGGTCGCTTTACAGCGCGGGTATGAAATTGAAACTGACACAAACGACAGTTAAATATTTTATAATCACCAAGGTATCCGACACTATTCTTACGATTTACGGAGGGACGGATTATACGCTTGTTAATGCCGCTATTTCGGCTATTTATGTTTCATCTATGAGTTCTCCACTTAACTTTCCGAAAGACCCGACAAAGTGGACAGTGGAAGTAACGGATACGACTAATCGTGGCCAAGCCTCAGCGGCTCAAAACACTTGGTATAATATGGGTTCAGTTTTGATAACAATACCAATCGGGGCTTGGAACACTCATTATGAGGTTTTGTTCGGTCACTCAACAACTGGAAATTTCTCAATATTCACGACACTTTCAACTGCTAATAATTCAGAAAGCGATGCCGATTTGACTCTATGCAGTGCTTGGCCGTCAATATACCAATCTATTCCTGGATACAGAAGTAAGACTCTAGTTCTAGCTACAAAAACTGCATATTACTTAAATACTCGGACAACTACTGCCGGAACACCGACTCTTGACAATAACAATGCCGTAAATAAATGTATAATCCGTGCCATTTGTGGTTATTTAAATTAAATTTATGCAAATAGACTCAATCACATCAGCGAGTAACGGAACAGCTAGTTTAGCGGCACTAAAAACAGATATAGATGATCTTGATACTGCGGTTACGACAACTCTACCCGCGCTGATTGCATCTTCACTAAACCAACTTCCCTTTACGACCATCGGGTTTAGTTCTGATTGCGATTATGTTTGCGATGGAGTGGAGGACGACGTTCAGATAAACGCTGCAATGGTGGCAGTGAATGCTGCCGGAGGAGGAACTATTTACTTCAAGGACGGAACTTATGCCTTGAAGAATGTGGTTACCATTTTGAGCAATATCAAAATGATATCATCCGCTGGAACTTATTTCGTTGGGAGGTCGGGAGGATATGTAGATGGATTGTATATGTTTCTTATTAACGGCGGTAATAATATAGAAGTTCTCGGCGGAACATTCACAAAGGATGGCACTTCTCCTACTGCGACACACCCGCAGTCTGGAAAGATTTGGGCCACCTATGGGGGACTTTATGCGACTACCAGCGCGTATAATTTCAAAATAAGGGGTTGCAACGCTATAGGAGTATTTGGCTTTATTACGGTGGCTAATAGTACGGAATTTGATATTTCTGGAAATTATTGCAGAAATTGTCTCGCCGCAATCGCAGTTGTTTCCTCGGGAGCGTATGCAAGAAATTTCTATATCAGCAATAATATTATAAAAGACTGTTACGACGACGCTATCGCAGTCATTGGTCAAGCTGGGAACTTCGGAATAAAAAACTTTGCGATAGTCGGCAATGTTATGGATCAATTAGATCAGACTGTAGATTCTGGAAGGGGTGTTTATATCGGAGCAATTAGTGCTAATCAGGTTGATACTGGCACAATAACAGGGAACACAATGATGAATTTTCAGTTGGAGGGTATCTGGACGACAAGTTATACAAGAAATTTAGCGATTGTGGGAAACACCATAAAAAACACAGGGATATCTACGTCAAGCACATATTATGCTATTCAAATTGATTCCGGATCATCCTCTAATATTATCTCAAATAATATAATAGCCGATCAGTCATATCCTATTAGAGTTGGTGGAGCTAACGCTAATATTGTCGGCCCAACAGCGAAAAGTAATATTGCTAATGCGGATTCAATAGCGGCGGGAAATTATACAGTAAACACAACGGCAACATGACCGAAGTAATAATGAAAAATTGGCAAAATGGTGTCGGCAAGTCATCGAGAGATGAGATGAAGTTCGACGAGATTGTGGGGCTGGATATTCACAGCACACCAGGCTTGATTCGGGCTAGTTACAGTATGCTGTTTGAGGCTGGTTCGGCAGTTGGTGAAATTTGTAAAGCAGTCGCGATAGTTGAAAGCACAGGGGATACATATTGGTTTAGTGCGACAAGCGGGAAAGTCTGGAAAAGAACTTACACAGGAAGTTGGTCGCTACCCAATACATTGACTAGCATGACAACCGGAATTAGAGGAGCTTGCGCATATCACGGAAACATATTCTTTGCCACCGCATCTAAGGTTGGTAGGTATAATATCAGCACCAATACTTGGTATGAAAATGAATTTACATTTACTCGCCAGCATGGAACATTGAAACCAATGGCTGTCGAAAATAATACCCTCTACATAGGCGACCAGGATTATATCGCGTCTGTTAGTTGGAATGGGTCAACATTCGACTGGAATGCGAACGCTTTAGACGTAAAATATGAAATGAACTGTTCGGCTTTAATGGCGTGGAAGGGTAATTTGGTAGTCGGAACTAAGGCAAGGACATTCGAAAACAAATCGTGGATATTCTTTTGGGATACCTATTCAGATTCTTGGACTTATGAGGACTATATACCAGAAGCGTCAGTCAATACTTTTATTCCGGCGGATAACAGTTTTTACTTACAGGCTGGCGATAGTGGCAACATCTATCAATGTGACGGAGTAACGGCGGTGCGGGACAAGGTTTTAAGAGGTGAGGTTACATCTGACGCTAACTTTATCGGTTTTGGCGGACACCAAGCTGCCACTGAATACAAAGGACAGGCACTTTTTCAGGGATATAAAGGAATATGGAGTATTACTAATTTTGATAACGAACTCCCACGATCAATTTCAATTCCTTGGGTTTTGAGTGCCGGACAGAACTTAGGAATTTGCGCTATTATAAGTGTAGGCACGCATCTTCTTTGCGGATGGAGAGACTCAAGTGGAGTGTTTTCTATTGATAATATTTCTACCAATACAACATCAGCAAGATACAGCGGAGGATATGTGACAACTCCTGCTATTGAGGGCAATTTCCAGATGGTTGAAGTTAAATATTCTGACTTGCCCGCAGGAACAAGCATAACAATCCAAACAAAAGTAAATGATGGAAATTGGACAGCGCAAACTTCCATCGTGGATTCAATAAGACGCGTTGTATATTTCGATGGGGGGCTAGGAGATGTAACTACCTTGCAAGCGAAAGTTATATTTAACACATCAGGATCATCTACTCCGATTGTTGAGTCAATTAAGTTTCTATGAAATATCCCATATTGAAACGAAAATCCAATGATATGAACTTCAGCCGCGACCAGATTATCGGTTTGAAGAAATTTACCGTTGGATCAGGAACGAATCAAATAACAATAGTCGGAGGGAAGATGTGGGGTGGATCAAACGCATTTTCTACTGGAATATTCAAACTTGATCTAGGCGCAAAGACGCTTTCGATTTCAGGAACAGTCAATGCGAGCGCGGGGGTATTCAGTGGAGATATAACGGTGG